TGGATGATGACAACCAATACCGACCAGACCATCTTCAAGCATTACATAATGCTATAAAAGACGACACTAAGCTTGACATGGTGTATGGAGACAGATGGATCATTGATGAGAATAAGAACATACAGGATCAGATAGGTGTTTATTACGACTATAACCCTTCACTGCTTCTTCAAAAAAATTACATTGATACTTCAGATGTTCTGATAAGGCGTGAGGCTTTATTTAGAGTTGGAGGATTTGATGAGAGATATAAGAAGTACGTTGACTGGAATCTATTCTTGAGAATGAGTAAGGCTGGTATGGTATTCAGACGTGTACCACTAATACTTACTGACTATCACCTACATAGTGATATGAAATCAGTAAGGGTAAAAACTAAGAAGGACAGTAACACTGCATTTGTACCAGAATGGGATCCATATGATTGTGAGATAGAGCTACCGTATCTAGGAGAAAAGGAAGAGCCAGCTGTTGCAATATATAGCATGACCTACAACAGACTTACCTACACGAAGCAGTCATTTGTATCACTATGGGAGAAAGCAGACTATCCATTCGAACACTTCATATTTGACCAGGGGTCTACAGATGGTACACCAGAGTGGTTAAGGGAGTATGAAGCACTACACAAGGGCAAGGTGCACATCATCTATTCAGAAGATAATAAGGGTATTTCAATAGCTTCAAATAGACTTGTTGATGAGATTGTAAAAGACAACAAATTTAGAATCATTATGAAGTCAGACAATGATGCACTTTATACCAGTAAGGGGTTCTTAAAAAAGATGGTAGAAATTTGGAAAGTGAATCATTGTCTTGCCCTCTCCTGTTATGTTAATGGCCTACGGGATAATCCAGGGGGCGCACAAAGAATTGGGTACGGAAAGATTAAAGGACAATTAATAGGAATGACAAAACACTTAGGCGGTATCTGTCATTTCGTTGATGCCCTTGCATATAAGTACTTCAGATGGGATACAGAGGACTTTTTACATTCAAAACAAGATGTTGAACTTTCACAGTATTTAATTATGAACAATTTACAAATGGGATACCTTGAGAACTTCTACTTAGACCACATTAATGGGACATCGGGGCAAGAAAAAGACTATCCTGAGTATTTTGAATTGAGAAAGAAAGAAAAGACCATATCATATGAATCCTAAGATTTTGCATATAGGCTGTGGGCCTTTTAAATATCCTGAATACATCAACACTGATTTGGAGATGGATGTAACAAAACACTGGGATTATGAGGATAGCACCATTGATGCTGTGGTTTCACAACACGTATTTCAGGAGATGTATTGGAAAGAGTTAATTTATGCCTTTCAAGAAGCGTATAGGGTACTAAAAAAAGGTGGATATATGAGATTTGGTGTACCAACAGTAAAGCAAAATATGTCACTACAAAGAATGTTGTCATGGGGCAATAAAAACCTACTCACTTTTGACATATTAAGCACTGTTCTTTTAACAGTTGGATTTAAAACCTGTGAGCAGGTTGACTATCAATTAACTAAGTCAGGCATGAGATTAACGCTTATAGATAATCGACCAGGTGAAACAACATTTATCGAAGTACAAAAATGAAAGCAACAGGTAATACAAATATAAACTCTAAACGCTACTGGAATACTATTTATGGTGACAAAGCCTCTCGCGCTACCTATGCAGCTCAGGGAACTGACAAAGGACATATAGAAGTAAAAGAGCATCAACACGCCTGCACAGTTGAGACAGCTAGATTTACTACAGCACTAACATATATTAAGGAAAATGATAAGGTTCTTGATATTGGCTGTGGTGTAGGAGTATTTACAAATCTTGTAAAGACTACATTTCCTGATTCAGATGTATCAGGCGTTGACATATCCAATACAGCAATTGAAGCTAATAAGGAGGAGAATGACACAATCTTTTACCAACAAGGATATATTGGAAGGCTTGATTTTTTACCAGAGAATAGCTATGACGTTATATTTTGTGGTGAAACGATAGAACACCTAGACGAACCAGTTGAGTTATTCAAAGAAGCTTACAAATTGTTGAAGAAAGGCGGAAAGCTAATCATCACAACACCCAAAGAAGAAAACATTAAATCAGAAGAGCACCTGTGGTATTTCAAACAAGAAGATGTAGAAGAATTATTCATGAGAGCTGAATATAAGGAGATAAAATTTGAATATCTAAAGGACATGGAACACTTACTCATTATATTTGCAGTTGGTATAAAATGAAAAAAGTTGCCCTAAGTTTAGATGATTTCAGCGTACTTAATAATCGCATGGATTTATTGCTAGATATTAAAGAGCATTATCCTGATTTTAAAGTTTCACTTTTTACAATTCCATTTGATGCTAAGTTTGAATCAAAACCAGAAGCAAGGTTATTTCGTGATAAATCATTAGCTCTTATAAAAGAAAATCTTGACTGGATGCAGATAATCCCTCATGGACTCTCACATATGCCAAAAGAGATGGAGAATTGTGACTACTATACATTCCGAGATTTAGTTATGCCCTCAATTGATGAAGCTTTTATAAAGGACGGGCTTCCATATGAAAAAGGATTCAAAGCTCCTTACTGGCTATGGAATAAGAAAGTAATTAGAGCATTGGATGAATCAGGATGGTGGGGAGCTACTGACAGGAATCAACCGGACATGCTAAAGACAAAGAAGAACTACACATACACCCATTCACTTGAAGAACCGTTCTGGGAGTCAACTGAGGATACAATCCTACTTCATGGTCACATTGATGGAGTTAGTGAGAATGATTTGGAACTTAATTTCTTAAATATATTTAAATTACGCAATGTAGAGTTTCACTTTATAACAGACTATATCAAATGAATATTGTTGCATATGGTAATCAGACAGGATCAAAGTCATGGAGGCTTGAGCATCCCTTCAAATATTTAAGAAAGAAAGGAATTGATGCATGGGTATCTGATGAGGGGATAACAGATAAGGCTATGGAATGGGCTGATATTATTGTCATGAACTCCGTTATCCACAAAGAGGGACTTGCTAAGGTATATGAATATCAACAGACAAAGGGTAAAAAGATTGTAATTGATGTTGATGACTGGTTTGATCTTAACCCTGACTCTCCATTTATCAAGGAACATGAATTAAGCGATGCAAAATCTACAATCCTTCGCATGATAGAAGTAGCAGACCTCGTTACTTGTTCAACTACTTATCTTGAAAAGCTATTGTTAAAAGTTAATCCAAAAGTAAAGGTACTCAAAAACTATATGGATATGGAGTTCTGGGATACCGAAAAAGAAGTTAATACCTCAGACAAAATTCGCATTGGATGGGCGGGGTCACTTACCCACCTTGATGACCTAAAGATGGTCATAAGTCCCCTCAAAAGGATCATGGATGAGTACCCTGCTGAGGTTGTATTCATTGGTGATACGCGTATACAAGATGAATTTAAAGGATATCCTGTAACTACTATGTTAGGTGTCCCATTTGATGCATGGCCCTTGCGCCTTTCCGGCATGAGGCTTGATATTGGAATTGCGCCTCTTAAAGACACACCATTTAACAGAGCAAAATCTAACATTAAATGGCAGGAGTATTCTGTTGCAAAAATTCCAGGGATATATTCTCCAACCGTATACTTTCACCAAGATTTTGAGCCTAAGTATGGGATTATAGCAGTTGACGAAGATCACTGGTATAGAGCCTTAAAGCACATGATTGACTTTCCTCAAAGGCGGGAGGAGATAAGAATTAACTCATATAACTATGTTACCAAGTACTATTCACTTGAAAAGCATATAAAAGAGTGGATGGAAGCGTATCAGTCAATTTGACATAAAGTTCAATTACGAGTTATAAGAATGTATCCTGACAAACAGGCGGCACACCTAATTGGTGTGTTTTTTTATGGCTACGCTAACAACATACTTAGTATCCGACATTTTACAAATCATTTCAGATTTACGAGGTGAGTCATCGGTTAATACTAACTCTGACCGTATACGTGCCATTTCACGTGCAGAACAGGATGTTGCACGTAGACAATTCTTCAGAAAGCATTTAGTAAAGGATCAATCACTAGCTTCTGGTGATGGCACTACCTCTACATTCACTATTGGTTCTGCAACGTATCCAATGAGGGACAAGGGACTTACCGACTTATTTGTAGGTGGTACAACAGAGGATAAGAGAAGATCTGTTGTTGACTATGAACAATTCAGAAACCTCTATAACACTAATAACGCAGAACGCATTGCATATGAATACTACGATCAGGCCAATGATTTATGGAAAGTAAAAATCAATCCAATTCCAGCAAGCGGGGATGCAATAACTGCTTCATGGTACTACATTCCTCCAACAAGAACTTTGACAACTGATGCTGTTGTTTGTGGTGACCCTTACTTAATTGCGTATCTTGCAGTTGCAGATGTTTATCATGGTGAGGATGAAATAGACTTCGAGGATAGTGCACGTCAGGAAGCTGAAAATAGATATGGCGAGATGGTGGGACGTGAGAACACTCCAGCAGTAAATCAATCATACACAATGGCAAAACAAGTTAATAAAGGTTACGGCTCGTATTAATGAATGAGAAATTACCAACGAAGAAGAACACAAAAACCAACTCTAGTATCTAAGTCCGAATCATGGATAAGAGGGCTTAATGAACTCGTTTCATCAACTCAGATAAAACCCAACGAACTCTCAGAAGCTTCAGACATACAGCTCGTGGAGGATGGCAAGATCAAATGCCCTCGTGATGGTCAATCCTACTATGGAGCAACTCTTGATTCACGAGTAAGGGGACTATTTTCCTACTACAAGTCAGATGGTACTAACGCATTACTCAGGTCATCAGGTACTGCACTTAGTGAATACACAGATGCTACTACATGGACTGCAGTTACAGGATACTCATATACCTCAAACAAAAATACCAATGGAGTAATGGCAAATGACAGACTGTATTTAGTAAATGGAAGTGACCCATTAACATATTACGATGGGTCAGTTATACAAACCTTCACATCACGTTCTGCACCTACTATATCAGGTGTTGTAAGAACTGGTGGGTCAGCAGGCACTCATACATACTCCTATAAGGTTAAAGCTATTACTGCAGTTGGTTCAACATCACCCTCTGCTGCTGTTTCAGCAACAGCTGACTGGACAGAGCCAACGGTAACAAAGTACATGACAATAACATGGGGAGCTGTAACAGGTGCAACAGGGTACGAGATATATGGTAGACGTGATCAGTTCTGGTATTTTTTAGCATCAGTTGAGGGGAATGGAACAGTAACATATGTTGATGATGCAACTGACACACCAAATGAGGCTTTTGCAGCAATAGATGTTAATACAACAGCAGGGCCTACTGGATCTTATATAAGCGTATATAAGGATTCACTATTTATAGCAGGAGATCCAACGTACCCTTCAAGACTTTACTACTCAGGAGGAGGAGATCAGATAAATAATTTCTCAATTGATGGGGGTGGGGGTCTAATTGACGTTGCAGTTAACGATGGTCAATCAATTACCGGACTAATTGTATTTAAAGATGCTCTTATAATCTTTAAGACTGACTCAATCTATCAATTTTCATTCTCCTCAACTGGACTTCCTTCACTTACACAGGTCACGGGTTCATTGGGGGCTATTGCACCACGTTCTATAATAGCCGTTGAAAATGATGTGTTTTTCCTCTCAAGACGTGGAGTATTTAGCATAGGAAATGAACAAGGATTTGCATTTGATGTATTGCGTACTAATGAACTATCAGCAAGAACTAGACCGACAATTCAAACAATTGACCCTGCATACATTCAAAATGCTTCAGCAACATATGTTACAAGCTCTGACTTTAATCTATACATCCTCTCCTATACTCCAGCAGGTTCAACAACTAACTCAAATGCTGTAGTGTATGACAGGGAAAGGTTAGGGTGGTACAAGTGGACTAATATTAAGGCTAATTGTTGGAATAAATACGTTGATTCAACGGGTGTAACACATTATTTGTATGGTGATGATGCTTCAGGATACGTTAAGGAAATATTCTCAGGTAGCAATGATTTTGGTGTTGGAATACATGGATATTGTCATCTTAATAGTGAATCATTTAAGACAGGAGTTGACCACTACAAAACACTAAAAGATTTGGACGTTGTACTACGTACTCCTTTTGGGTCAATATCACTTTCAATAGTACGAGACGGGGTGGAAACGGTATTCACTGCCCCTATAGGTACTGTCAACCCCTCAATTAACTACGGGCATTATGTATTCACTAAATTTCTATTTGGTGACTCATTCGGTGTAGGAGTATCAAGTGCTGATGAGCTACTGCTAAGATCAATTAAAAATATAAATCTTAGAAACGGCAAGACGTACCAGATGAGGTTTGATAATAACTCCTCAGCATCTTTTGTACTACTTTCATCACGTATGACAGCACGACCTAGAGGAGACAGATACCGCCTAAGTACAGATTTGGTTGATTCATCAGGTGGAACACTTGTATCAAGCTAAACATAAGGGGATGGTAATATAATATTATTATGACCGACACAATTGTAAAAAGCATATCAACTGAACAACCAGCACAGCCTTTACCCGTTGAAGGCGGAGATAATACTGTTGGCAATTACGAAGGATTAAGTTCTGAGCCAATAGAAAAGGGTGATGGAACGCTTGTAAAGCTATTGGATGCAGGTATAGACCTCAACTCACTTCCAGAGGCAGAAAAGGGCAATATAAGCGAGATAGAAGGGTATATACACGACCTATTGGCAAAGAAAGGTGTAACACCTACTGAAAAGTCACTGAGTAAGGAACTTGTAAATTTAAAGAATGATATGGGGCTTGATCCTGACGCTTCACCTGAAATGGTTATGGATAGAATTGGTGGGGTAGTAAAAGCATGGAAGGGTCTGTCATTTGTAAAGGATTCAGGTGAGAAAAAGCAGATATTCTTTAAGCTTGCAAACGCTACATCGAGTAAGGCTATGAATGAAATAGTATTTAAAGCAATGGAAAATCATAACGTATGGCTATAAATTCAAGAAATGGTGCGGATCTTAAGCCCTATTCATTAGAACACATTTTTAATCAGTCATTTGATCAGACATATCAGCAACTGATGGTTGAACTTGTGGGAAGTGATGGTGCTAATCTTCAGAGACTAAATGCTGACAACTTAACGACTCTTCTTGATTATGATGGTGGCACAAACCCAGTTTATATTGGTCTTGCAACTCCCGGTTCTGCAACTTCATCTGATGTTTGGTTGATTAAAAAACTTACCTTTGATGGAAGTAATAATCCAACTGCTATAAAACTTGCTAGTGGTTTACCAAACTTTGGACAAATTTGGGATGACAGGGCTTCACTTTCATACTCATAGTGTACGATTTGACATAAAGTAATATTTAGTTATATAACTAACAATGTTAATCCCCTTACAGGGGCAGACACCAACCAGCAGTGGAAGGTGTCTTTTTTTATACAAATATATGGCAGCAACATTTCAATTCGGTAGAGACTCAGGCGACGCAGCAGGATCACCCGCTAAGGGTACAGTTAGAACTGCGACTGTTACTGATGTGAACTGGAAAGCAGTAACAACTGAAGGAACACTCTATTCTGCATCCCCAATTACTGATGGAGCTAATTCTGTTGAGAATTGGTTATATGGACACTTCTCAGGAACATTCAATCAAATCAGCGCAGGACTATTCGCTCACACAAATGAAGGGGCAGATTTTGGCGCAGGAATAACTCTAAAAGGCCCTACATCTATGACTGTTGATGGCGACAACGAAACATACACAACTCCTTCTGCAACAACCAACGCTAATCTATCAGTTAATATGACTTCTGAAATTGCTATCACTTCAGGTTCAGCAGTTTGGTTTGGAGCAACAGGGCCAGAAGCTGCAAGTAAAGCAGCAAGTATGACCACCAATCCTTGCTACACAAACTGGTTAGTTACTCAACTTCAAACATCAGGTGCTTCAGCAGGAGATACATCAACAGTAACTCTAACGCTCAGATACAACGAGAATTAATATGAAAAAAATACTAACATTTAACGCTATAACACAAAAAGACGAGGAAGCAGTAGTTACTATTGATGTAAATGGTGAGTATCTCTTGAAATTTGAGGATGGATCATTCTTCAAACTACCTGGAGACCTTACGAAAAAACAGATTCAAGATGCATTAGAAGCAAATAAAAAAAATAATGAAGGTCAAATATCACAAGCAAAAATAGAAAAAGCTAATGAAGAAAAGTTAAAGAATATCTAAACGCAATACAATGCTGAAGTACCTTTTTAAAGTAGAGTACGTAGACGGAACAACTTTTAAGCAGACAAAAGAGGATACATCCTTAGTTGACCCTAAAAGAAACGCCTTCTATGACGTTTTGAATAACCCCACAAAGGTCAAAACATTCACTTTAGAAAGATACTTAGAGCGATATAGCATAAATTTAATAACTGGTAACTTTAAACTAAACGGAGTTGAAATTGTACCTGAACCAATAGTTGATAAGAAGGGTCAGGAACAGGTTGTTCTTAACAGAAAGTTGATTTGGTACATGAGCGTTAAAAGAATTTTAGACGCAACTTATTCAACTATCAATGGATCAATAATGAAAATAAAAGAAGTACCAGAAGATAGAACTTACTATTTCGGTTGGGAGACAACTATTAAAGGAAAAAATTATAAGAGAGTAATAGGAATAAAATAATATGTTATATCTAATCGCAAACGGACCAATGCCAACAACTGCTGCTCAAGCTGTAGTTACTACTGGTACAGCAATTAAGACATTGCTTCAGCTTAAACCTTTCAATGTAATGAAGATTGTTGAGTGGGGAATCTCATTTGATGGAAGTGCAGCAGCAACACCCATAAAGTGTGAACTTTTGGACACAGGAACAGTCTTTGCTACAGTTACAGCTTCGGTAGATGCAGACGTTACAAAACTTGAAAGTGTTGAACAAGCGGTAGCTTCTATAGCAGGGTTAACAATGGGAACTTCAGCAACAGGATATACAGCAACGGCAGAAGGCGCAATAACAGCAGTAAGAATGTTTGATGCACAGCTTATAGCTCCGACTAATCAATATGTAAAACAATTTCCACTAGGTCGTGAACCAAAATGTATTATTGGAAATTCTGTTCGTATTCGTGTAACAGCAGGAGCAGCAGTAAACGCATATTGTTATGTTTTATGCGAGGTCTAATATGAATGAAAAATATATCCTCACAACCTACACTTTTAACTTCTAGTTTAGATAAATCATTTTTTAGAAAGGGGTTAATTTAATATGGCACTTCCAACATATCAAGCAGTCGGGACAGCAGTAAATGGCGTAGGCAATATTACTGTTGCGTGGCCTACTCACGCAGTTGATGATATTGCCCTTCTTTTTGTAGAGTCTCGTGGTGAACAAGCAGCAGCACTTGGTACTGCAAACGGGTTTGTCGAAGTTACCAACTCCCCGCAAAACACAGGAGCAACAACCGCAGGAACAAGACTGACGGTATTCTGGTGTCGGGCAACATCAGCCTCGATGGCCTCACCAATCGTTACCGATCCAGGCAATCATGCGTATGGAGTTATCCTAACATTTAGGGGTGTTCACGCAACTGGTGATCCGTGGAATGTTACCGCAGGAGACGTTAAAGCCTCAGCTTCAACAACAACCACAAGTCCATCGGTTACAACAACAATTGATGATTGTCTGATTGTCATGGGAATAACTAAGCAGATAGATAGTACGGCTGCATTTGCCTCAAGTCCTACCAATGGTGCTTTAAGCTCTTTGACTGAACGCTTTGATGCGGGAACTACTTCAGGAGATGGAGGAGGCATAGCGGTTATAGTAGGTGGTAAAGCTACGGCTGGTGCAACGGGCACGACAGCACACACTGTTACCTCGTCTGTGAGTGCGATGCTAACGATTGCCCTTAAGCCTGTCAACAGTTCACCTACAGTAGCTCTCAACACTCCAAATGATGTAGCTACAGGTGTAAGCACTACCCCAGACCTACTCTTCACAGGAACAGAT